AACTTCTATGAAAGCTTAAGATACAGTCTGGCTCTTTGTGAAAGCAAAGAGATGAGTTACGAAGCAACTCGAAGACGGCAGAACGCTGTCAGATTACAACATCAACTTTTTGGGTGTTTGTCTATAAGAACTATAGGCAAGTCGTGAAATATCACGGCGACACGCATCAATTGCGGGAACGGCTCTATAATGGCTTTATTCTACTACCTATATATTGGAAACAGTATATAGTACCCCAGGTAATGACTCGGGGAATAGTAACAACGAATAAAGTTTAGCTCAATCCGCATCTGCTACCTAAGACATTACTGGATTTGTTATGGTAAGTAGTTCAGAGACTTAAAGTGTGTGGGGGTGAGGTCTGCCAAAGACCGATGATCCCTTAAGGTATAGTCCGTCCCCATAGGATAGTAAACTATGGGATCTCTTTGCCAAAAAGAGGCAACATTGCACCTTGTCCTTCGTTTGAGGGGGTAGGGTAAATAAATAAAATTGATTTAAATATTATACTATTATTATATTTAAAATGAATAAACATTGCAAACGATGTGACGAAACAAAACCTCACGAAGCATTCTATAAAAATAAACGCAGAAAAGATGGATTACAGGTTTATTGCAAACCGTGCATGAAAAAGGAAAATAAAGTTAATTATAAAAAACATAAAGAAAGTTGGGATAAAAGAACTAAAGAATATAATAAAACAGACAAAAATAAAAAATATCGTAGAGAATGGGCAACGAATAAATATAATACAAATCCAGAACATCGTCAAAAATGTATAGATAGAGTAGTAGCTAATGAAAGAAAAAAATTAGATACAGACCCAACATATAAATTAATTCATAATATGAGAGGACGATTAAGAAAAGCGGTAAAAGGATATGGAGATAAATACGATACTACTATGAATTTAGTAGGATGTAATTCAACAAAATTAAGAGAATATCTAGAAGCCAAATTCACAGAAGGAATGACTTGGGAAAATTATGGACAGGGTTGGCACGTGGATCATATAAAGCCGTGTTGTTCGTTTGATTTAACGAGTGAAGAAGAGCAAAAAAAATGCTTTCATTACAGTAATCTTCAGCCATTATGGGCGGAGGATAACCTGAAAAAAGGGGGTTCATATCAAAATTGATTTAAATATTTTCATATTATATATGGCAGGCGGTATATTCGTAGATCAACCTTATCATCCTAATCCAAAATGTTTATTATTTTCAGCAATGATTATGGGTATATATTGGTTTTCTCCAGCAACAAAAAATTCTTTTTTATTACCCGTTATTTTTGTAGTTTCATATGTAGCAATGGCGTGGTATGATTATAAATACAATTGCGATACATTAATGTATTCGGGAACAGCAATTGGACCCAATACTATAGATGCTATTTTTAAACCACAGCGTAGAAATGAAAAACACGATAAAAAAAATTTATCTAAAAATCAAGAACAAGAATATTTAAAACGTGTTTATTTATTTCATGTTTTAGCGGTATCACCCATATTATTATATGTGGGATATTATGGTATAAAATCAAATAAAAAAATGTATCCTATTATATTATCGTTGGGATTAATGTCGGTAGTATATCACGGATTTAGATTATTTAATCCACGACCGGGGGGGACATATTCATAAAGAGATATGAAGGATAACCTGAAAAAAGGGGGTAAGTTAATATAATTTCAATAAATTGATTTAAATAATATATAACCTATATTATTTAAATGAGTAGCTCAGAATCAGAGTCAGATTCAAGTGATAGTTCTACACAAAAATGCAACGAATGCAATGAAAATATCGATGATATAAAGGAATGCATCGAATGCAACGAATATTTTTGCGATGATTGTTCCAATACTTGTAATTTTTGTGATAACGACTTTTGTAATAATTGCGATGAATTACAATATATTTCATCCACAGGCAAAGAAGAAGATTATCCAAATGATTTAAACAGAATGTTTTGTATCAATTGTATCAAAATTAATTATCAAGAGATAGCTCCTTGGGATAACGATGATAGTTCGAATTCTAGTTCCAGTTCCTCTGGTAATGACAGTGATTAACATTTTTTACACCAACCATAATATACATGACATCGCATATTTCCTATCGTATGACCATCCGTTTCAAAATCCAATTCATTCACCTTTTGTATTTCTATAGCCGTTAATGGCTCGTTATAATTTTCTTCGGTTGAAGGATAATAATAATTCATGATGGCCTTTGGTAAAATATTATAAAAATTTATATTAGGAAAACACCAAGCCGGTTCGAATAAATTTTCAAAATATATAATACATTTCGAATACTTTTTTTTATAATAGGTGTCATAATCAAACGTGTATTTTTTGATTATCAGCCATAAATCTTTTGGAAAATACATTAATATATAAGACAAACATTATTTTATATATTAATAATACCAACGACCTTTTATACGTGATATCTTTTTTTCTTATAAAATGCACCATACAATTGATTGTCATTTAAGCACCCCTCTTTTGATTTTCGATTTGGATTTGCATTCAACCCAATAAATATACCCAGTATTAACCCACTCGTAAATAAAAAAAGTCCCTTCATCTAATAATGTATATTATTTATAGTTTTAAATTGTTTATATTAATTAATTTGAACGCCATTTTTATCATAATTAATTGTATATTCGGAATTATTGGGATATACACTTCGAATTCGTTTTTTATTTTCATAAACATGCACTGTATTAATATCCGTTAGAGGTTTTACGTAGTGTTTTTTTTTCTGTATTTTCTCGGCCTGATATCATAACAACACAACATATAATAAAATTAAAAATATTACATTTACATATTATTCATTATAACATTTTTTGTATTGTTTTACTCCTATCTCTATACGTCTTTTAATTCGAAGTTCACTTTGATTTCGTCGCGGCTTTGTTAAATACAACCTTCTTAATGTATCGGCACAAGGACATACATTCCCATCAATTATTTTAGAGCAATTCTTTACATTCATCATTTTTAACCATCCTATTCTCGTCGAAGCTGTTGCCATTATATTTATTTACAAATAAACCATTATCTAATTCAATTTAAATAACCCACTTAAAAAATTCATACCTTTATATGTAAATGAAATCACGCGTGATTCCCATTGAAGATGGCGATTCAGATAATACGTCTGAACCGGATATTCGAAAAAAAATATATAAATTAATTGATTTTGATAATGATGGAAAATTGGAATTAGATGATATTTATAATAATTGTAAAGTTTGTTTTAAAACTTTTTCATGGTTATATGACGTAAGTTTGGATAATTTACCTGGTGGATCTATAATAGGATTAACGATGACATTTATTGCAACTATTCTCATAACTACAGGATTATCAACCGTAAAAGCCATAATGTCTGAATATATCGATACTAGTAGTATTTCAAAAATGGAATATTTTTTTTATGTTGGATTAACCGGTTTTATATTATTACATAGTTGTATTCTATTACACGGTATAAGTATTTGTAGTCTTGAAACATCCAGAGAATTGTGTCAAGCAAAAGAAGTCGGTTGTTATTGCTGTTGTAATAAAAATACAACATTGGGAAAAGGGTGTCGCATATTTCAAAAATGCGCACAAACATCAACACAAATGATATGGGGATTGGTGGGAACTATCTTAATGATACTATTTTATGGTATTTCTGTAGTATTTTTTGTTTTTTCATCCATAAGTGTCCAAACATCTTTCTTTTTAAAAAATTCCTGCGTCGTATTTTCACAAACGATATATAAAGCAAAAAATAAGTCATTGATTTATATCCAATTGGCAAAAAAACACGTAAATAGTGCTGATAGCATTGCTTTAACAATTTTAAGTGAATATAATGCGTGGGTAAATTTAAAACAAAAATTTTTAGATAGCGGTATGGGACAAATGAATAATTCTTATATACAAATAGACACCCAAACTACTGAATTATGGAAACCAGAACCATATATGGGGAGGAAATTAACCACCACATCAGAATTTAATCCTATTAAAAGTATTGCTGATGGTAGAACAACATTGGCAATATTGAATGAATCTATATATGAAACAGAAAAACAAATTCATTATTATGATAAACATTTTTATACAGCAAAAAAAGTTTGTTATGATTATTCCGGCTTGCACGACGATTTTAATATGATTTTAATTGGTGCGGGCATTCTATTACTATCACATTTCATAATGTTTGCTGTTCATTATAAATATTTTAGTGTATGGAATTATGAAGCACGATTAGTTAAGTTTAATTAATCAAAAACGTGCGGATCATGCCACGGTGCATCTACCAATGGTCCCGGTGGCGGTGCGCGGTATGATCGAGACGTGGGTATATTAAGCTTCATTTCTTGTTTTTTAAGTTTACGTCCTAATTTTTTTACCAATACTTGTCTCATACAGTTGCGTGTAATTTGTCTACAACTACAATAACAAGTAGTATCACCCGTATAATTATGATATCTGTGTACCGCTTCTCGACCGTGCCACCACCGCGTTGGTGGTTTTTTTCCGGTATATCTAAAATCGTGAATAAATACTTCAGGTTTTGTAATTAGACTTATTTCCAATTCTCCTGTTTCGTCTGACGTATAAACATTGCCTTTTTGTTTTTGATGTCTTTTACAACAATTACATTTTAAAAGTGTTTGGCAAGTATTTTCTGGATCACAATGTTGAATAGATGCCCGACGAAATGCTTGGTCCATAACCAATTCCGTTGGAAAATTTTCTTTATGAATTGAATGATAATAATACATCATTATTTTGTCTGTTATCTCAGTAGGAACATTCTGAGATGGGGCTTTTTTAGTAAAAGCTTCCAACAAAAGAAGTTCTATTTGCTTGTATTTCAAAGTCATGTTGATTTGGATTAATGATGTAAAAAAATAGTTTTTTAACTTCAATTTAATTATTGTAATCTACTGATTTCTTTTATTTTATAATATTTATAATTTGTTATATCAGGTATGTCAAAGTGTAAGGTTTTAGCACAAAATTTTTTTACCCTGCGCCATCTTATTTCAGCATAAAAATCTACATAAGGTTCATCTTTATATATATATTTATAAGGACGCCAATTATGATTTGTTGGAAATTTATTAAAAACAGGATTTAAAACCAAATAGTTAGGAGAAGAATTCATTATTAAATTGAATTGAATTTATTTTAAGTAGTAATCAATAAAAAACATGACTCAATCAACCGCACAAATGTATTTTGACGTAATTCAAGAAATGACAGACAAAGCAACATCTATGAAAGATGAAACAAGTGATATATATTGGGAGGAATTTTCAGATAGATTATTTGTATTTGATAAATTAAAAACAAATCTTTGTTATTGGGCGCCAGAAATCATTAGAAAAAATTTTTGGACGGGGTTATTTAAAGTATGTAGTGTTAATTTCAACAATGCTTCCAATCCCATCCATAGAGAATTATTTGAAATATATAAACGTAGATATGAAATGGAGCTGAAAAGTCGGAATAATTAAATTGATACAAAAAAATTATATTTTTTAATATATACCAAATATGTTTCAATTACCAAAAGATATAATAACAAAAATATGGGAATTCGATACTACATATCGAAATACTATGAATAATTGTTTGATAGAATTACAATACGTATCCCCCTATTGGGGACTAAGAGTTATGTATGGGAATAATTATCATAGAGACACGAATTGTAAATGGAGATACAAGAAATTTTATAATGTAAATAAAAAGTTAACCAATTATTGGAATCACGATTACAATAAACTGAATACCATTAGAGATAACGTTGTAGTAGACACCGATAGTCCAAACCATTGGACATATAACGAATTTATTTGCGATGTTTTCCCAAAAATGCACAAACGTATTTTTCGAAATATTAAAAATTATAAATACACGCGAAATAAATACACATTTTACAAATCAGAAATGTCAACAAAGGGTAAATGCGGAAATCACCAAATCGAATTTAAAATATAAAATGGATATAAAATGTTTTTTTTATATCTATTTAATGAAACCGGCAATCACTGTTAGTATTGTTGTAGGAATACTAATAATTATTATATTTTTTATATTGGCTGTATTTTTTTCTTTACATATAAATGAAACATATGAATTTATTAATAATTCAATAGATAATTTTTTAGATAACAGTAGAAGAAGAAGAACAAGACAAAGAAGAACAAGACAAAGAAGAAATGCAATTTATATACCTCCTCCACCAATTAGAGAAATAGAATTAACACCATTACCAAAAAAAAATTTTATAATTATAGAAAACCCCAATAGCCCATATACATTAGGAATAGAACATTCAACCGAATAAGTCATTCATATTATCAATTTCCAATTTTTCTTCATCTTCGCTATATAATTTTTCGATAATATGATTATCTCTAATACGTATAGTATATTCTAATTGATTGTTTTTTCTACCAACACGACCAAATGCTTGCATCATTTTTTCTTGCGTCATATTTTCCAAATCTTTTCCCAAATATCCATGGCAAAACTGATAATTTGTTCCATAAATATAATCCGAAGAAGCCAATATTAAATATAATTTTTGTTCTTGTGCCAATTTTTTCATAATATCACGATACTGTTTACTTTTGTGTTCAACAAAAACCCCTATACCCATAAGTAGTAAAATTTTCCATTCATCTCTAACATCTAAAAGCATTATTTCTTCTACAATTTCATCATCTATTTCACTTTTAAAACATCTTTCGACACGATGTTTATCTATAGAATTCATAATGTTTATATTTAAATTAGCAGCAATGTGTTGTTTTGTATTTGGTATATATCTAGACTTCAATTGTATGGGTTTAATTTTAGATTTTAACATAGAGACTTTTCTATCAAATTCTTCCAACTTTTGATACTCTTTACTATCCATTTTGTTATCTTTATCTGTTTTTTTGTCACTGATTTTATCTTGCCTTTCTTTTTCTTCAAATACAACTTTATCTAATTCTTTTCTATACACTTCATTTTCTTCTATAATTTTAATTAGTTTTAACAATTCTTCTTTGGGAATATTAGATGCTTTTAAATAAAACAACGCCAAGTTTTCAACATTTTCCGCTAAAAATATTGTTGGACCATCAGTTAACGTATAAGAATCACTCGTTGTTATTTTAATATTTGATGTATATTCTTTTTTAAAGTTGTTTTTATATTTAAGCCAAAGTTTATCCGGCATCTCCTTTATACTTTTAATTATTTTTAAATAATACAATTTTATAGATATAATATCAATCGATTCAACCGTTTCAAAATAATTATCTATTTTATAAACATCTTTTATTAAATCGTGTTTATTTACAAAATATATAAATTTTGACAATTCCTTCACGTCAACGTGTCGCAATAATGTTTTATTATTATTAATATATTTTGAAAACGTTTTCAACTTTTTTTTATTGTTGTTCGCAATAATATGTGGCATGATAACATGACCATTCGCATCAATTAATGATATGGTTTTTTTACAGTCATAACTTTTTACTTCGTATACTTCACATTTTTTAAATTTATTTTTAAACCCATAAACCATGGGTAAAATCTTATCTTTATCCGGTAATGTTGCTGATGATAATATAACATTTGGGATTTCATTTTTTTGCCAATTATTTTTTAGAATTTCATGAAACTCGTGTTGCTCATAATCTAAAGTTATCGTTGGTTCATCCCAATACCACAAAATATCTTTGTTTTCATTAAATGCTTGCATATATCTCATAGAGTATAAATAGGATTGTATATCACTAATAATTATTTCTACTTTATCACCAACACTATTATCAACTCTAAAAATACCACCCGAACGCCTATTTCTTACTATTTCTTTTGCCGCATAATAATGTAATCTAATATCACCAACATCTCTGCATCCAAATGCTATAGCTATGGGAATTTCCATAGAAATACAGGCTTTTGCTAATTGCAAACCAACGTGTTTGGCAGCACATACGAAAATAATTTTATATTTGTTTTTCAAACCTATTGGACTTAATGTTTTCCCAGTCCCAGTCGGAGCTTGATATAAAATGCATTTAGGGTTTTCATTTTTCGAAATAGTAAATATTTTCTTTTGATGTTCATATAATTCAAGATTACAATATTTGGATAAATAAACATTTTTTTCAATATACACTTCAGCATTTTTCACAAGAATGTGTTTTAATTTTTCCATTTTATTTTTATATAAATCCAACAATGTATTTATAAACTCTATAATATACATATTAATATTTACAACATTGTTTTGCAATAATCTTTTTATAGTATAATACCATTTAGATTTTTCGTTATCTGAACTTTTCAAAAACAATATACATACATCCAACAGTATGTATTCATAAATAATATTTTTTACATCTTTTATTTTTTTTTGTAAATTTTTTATGCGAAATTCATCTGCTTTTTTTAATTTCTTTATTTTTTTTTTTTTGATATCAAAAACCATTTTTAGTTTAAATTTTTTTATAATCTCATTTATATATTTCATAAAATATAATTTATAAAAATGATAGTTATATAACTCAAAGTCTGACAACACCTTCATATAGGTATTTAAACTAATAGAATCATTTGATACAAAATTTACATTAGTAAAAGAATCGTGTATCATTTTTAAAATTTTCATTTCCTTTTCTGGGAGCGGAACCTCAAGGGACTCCCATTCTTCTTTTGTTAATTTACGTTGAGTCAAATCCATATTAATAATTATATTATTTTATATTAATTATAAATCAATTTAAAATAATATAATTTATTTATAATATATGACATATATTTTTAGTGTTGAGGGAAATATTGGATCCGGTAAATCTACATTATTAAAAGAATTAAAAAATAAATTAACACAAATACAACATTATGATATCATATATTTACAAGAACCTGTTAATATATGGGAAAGTTTTAAAGATGAAAATGGTAAAAGTATAATTGAATCCTTTTATGAAAACAATAAAAAATTCGCATTCTCATTTCAAATGATGGCATATATCAGTAGATTGAATCAATTAAAAACAACACTAAAAAATAATATGAATAAAAACGTTATTATTATAACAGAACGTTCAATACATACGGATAAAGAAGTTTTTGCAAAAATGTTGCATGACCAGAAAAATATGAACAAAATAGAATATGATATTTATAATAAATGGTTCGATCAATTTTTAGAAGAATGTATAATAGATGGTATTATTTATGTTAAGACAAGTCCTAGTAAATGCTTAGAAAGAATAAATAAAAGAAGACGAAAGGGAGAATCAATGACAATTGAATATTTGAATGATTGCCACAAATACCACGACAATTGGATCGAAAATAATGATGAAATAAAACATTTATTATTAAACGGCAATGAAACATATGGGTCTAGAAATTACATAAGTTGGACAACACATATAGAAAAATTTATAAATGATAAAATAAAAAAAGACTACACACAATCATTCGATTATCAATTTTTTTTAAATCATCCATTTTGTTAATCAAGTGTTAATAAAAAATTTGTCAATACACTTTTTGGCTTATATTTTAAAATATCCAATTCCATAGAATTAGTCGAAAATTCATCTTTACCATAAATATCTTGCAAACATAACCATTCAAATAAACCCCCGGTATAAACATATATATTTATAAACCCAAAATCACATAATTGTTGATATTTTTCATAAATAGAATTATCATTTGAATTTTTACCATAAATTATTATTGTATAAGAAAATTGTTTTTCATCAAATAATTTTCTTATAATATGTTCTTCCTTTTCAGCACATATTGTATTTTTTATTAAACACTTTTGTAAGTCTTGCTTTAATGTATTTATCAAAATCGTATTTTTAATATTATTTTTAATCGCATATTGAACATCTTCAAAATTTACTTTATTTACAATATTATTTTTATTTCCAAACAAAAAATTAATAAAATTCATATATTAATTAAATAACAAATTATTTCTTTATTTTTTAATAAACAAATAATTTAACTTGATTTTGCCGCAATATAAAATTGCCAAAATGGAAACCCATAATCTAATCCATATTCACCAGCCTTTGCTTTATATCTACTTTGCCATAATCTTGTATATGAAACACCATTATGCTTTATCGTATGAAATCCATATCCCGATATAATCCTATGAAAATTGGTATGTTCTGAAAACCATAATTCGTCATAACCATTTTTATAAAGATGTCCTCTTTTTTTAGCATATCTATCTGTGCCAACGCGTATAACACCAGGAACTTTAATCATTTCAGGTATAAAATCCGCATACCAACTTATGCCTGTAGACCAACTTTGTTTTTTCATATAAGGTATTATTTTTGTTAAAAAATTCCAATAAGGAAAGTCAGGCAAATTATAAGTAAGTTTTCTTATTATTTTTCCTTTATAAAGTCTCGGAAATTGATTTGTATCCGATAAAATATTACTATTTTTTAATTCTGTCCATTTCGGATCGCGTAAAATATTATTGGCATTTGTCATATCCATTTCATTAGGATTCGTTAAATTAACACCTGTGATATATATCATCATACTTGTAAAATCTTTCCAACAAGGTTTTTTCCATGGAGCTTTCGGAACTCTACCACCACAACTTAATGTATATTTTATTGTTTTACCATAATCAGCCTTCAAATTTCTAGTATGATAATCTGCTTTAGATTTAAAATCATTTACAGAATTTGTTAAACTTCTCAATTCGCCACTATTTCTATTGTTTTTCTTTTTATATTTATAAAATGGATTTATTAAATCTATAGCCCACGGTTCATTTAGTTCAGGATTTAATTTTCCAGATTTCTTACATCCACTATTTTCATATATTTGTTTGTCGCAATCATAAGGTCTTTTATTAAATCGGTCTTGACACGGATTGATGGTAATATCTGTACACGCCTTTGTATACATTTTTGCCTCTTTATAATCATTGGAAGATTGTTTTATTCGCATTGATTTCATATTGTCTAACATAGCACCGTGTCCATGACTATTCCACCATTTACTTATTTTAGGGGCATTTAAACCAGATCGCGCTACACGAGCATTTGGTTCTCCAGAACATCCTGCTTCATTCCATTTTTTTTGTATACAAGCCTGTGTATGTGGACCAGTAGACCAATTCGGACCCATACAAGGATACATTTGTTTAAAGGCAGCACAATCATTAATATTAATCAATGAAGTTTCCTTTATTTTCTTTGTTTTAGAGTCTTTAAATTTCCCATTAAAAGCACATTTATCGTCATTGTATTTTGGAACATATCCACCTTTCGAATTTTTTTTCGATACCATACCAGATTGTGTAGATGGACACCAAGCACAAATATTTGCTATACCAGTGCTTCCACCACAATTTTTTACATTTTTACACGTTTCCTGGTCTTTCATTTTTTGACAAGCCCAAACAACACCTCTTTTGTCTTTTGGTCCAACCCAAGATGCTTTTCCTCCAGGACAACTATTCGTTAGCGGACCATCATTATTACCATACATAAATTTTTTATTTGAATGACAATAACCACAATTTGTTCCTTTTAAATATGCACAATTTTTAGTGCTATCTATTATTTTACATTTTTCCACCTCTTTATCTACATCAGATTGTTTCATAAAAGCACCTACGCTATCATCTTTTAATTTTGATTTATCATCGTCTTCAAATTCTGGCACTTTTAAAAATTTCGACTCATTTGAACCTTCAGCGATGTTTGAAAACACACGGTTTTTCCAATAATTATTTTTATATTTTAACATCTTATCTTGATTATTACGATTAGCTTGGACAGCTAATCCTTCTTTATAATTCATAAAACAAGAACACGAATATATTATTATTATTATTGTTATTAATGCTAAAATATTATATAAATTCATATATATAATTTATATATTAAAAAATTATTTATTATACATTCGTATCATTGGGGTCATAACAATAATCGTGTGTTCTAGGATGACCACGAACATCAACGCCCGGAACAGGACCGCTACTACGTTGTTTACACCGTAATCTACCGGCACAATCACTATTTCTATCACAATCGCCTTCACCTTTTCTTAATTTTCTTCTTAATCCACGTCGCCAATATCTTCTACAATGTTTATGCCACCATCCATACCAACAACGCCATCTCCACCACCACCAGCGTCTACAATAACGATGTCTTGTCCACCAACAACGCCTATAATATCCACCAAAAGGACTAGCTCCATAATTTCTTGCTTTCACAAGATTTTTTGTGCGATATTTCTTATTTTCCCATGTTTGCATATTGTTACAACCAGGGACTTTTTTTTGTGTACCTACACCATAACTTATATAACACGGTCCTTTTTCTTCACCATGTTTTGATTTCAAAGTATTTGTATAACGACAATTTCCTCTACCAATACAAGAATTTTGACATTCTTTTATCGTCATTCCGCGACTTATTAATTTTGATTTTTTTATACAAAAACCTTCTAAATCATTATTTTCATTGCTTACACTTTCAAACCAACCTAAATGTAATGGAGGCACTAGTAAAAAAAATAAATATATTATAAATATACCCATTATTGTATGGTGTATTAATTTTATATTCATAATAGTATATATAATTAATTATATTTTAAAAAATTGGAGTTTTTATTGAATCTAGAAAACCATCCGCCTCGTCTACCACTACACCACGTATTTGTGCAACAATAAAATGTATTACCTCTTAACATTAAATTTCTATTTGGACCTTTATAATAACTTCCTGTTTTTCTAAATGTTTGTTTTGGACAACCATATTTTGAGCTTGTTAAAGTTACGAATTTGCCCGGTTTTTCTGTACCCAATTGCCAATCTGTAGTATAATATGTTTGAGTTCGAGCAGAATTTAAAGATAGCTTTTTAGATGCCATTTTTTTAGAGTTATCCATTATAAACATTTTCGCTTTATTTAATCTGCCACGACAACAATCAGGTCTATTATAAACAATAATTTTTGTTATTCTATAATTACCACCCAAATCCAATTCTATCCATTGTTTACCCGAATATTTTGTATGATTTGAATTAGGCCATCTACGCCATCTTTTATCTCCATTGGTTATATAATTTACACCCCCACCCCATCCTTTACTACTTTGTTTTATAGCTGGATATTTTATACCGAGTGCTATATTTTTATTTGAATCGTCATACACTTCCAATTCTTGAATATGTAAATATTGATTATACCCCTCAATTCTTACATATCTACCAATTGTCCCATCGATATTCAATGTCTGTTTAAAATTTGGATTTGTACATGTTTGGGTATTACACACTTGTGTAGTTTGTAACTCAGGACAAGCTTGACCTCCTCTTCTAGGATGGTATAAAATATCTCGAGTTTTTACTTGTGAACCGCCTCCGCATTTTCTTGAACATTTACTCCATTCCCCCCATTGACTAACAATACAATCACGTGGTTTTGGATATTTAAATACAACATTATTTACAATATCATTGCAACTAGGTTTACATTCTGATTTTACTTTTAAACAACCCTTTCTCATTTTTAATTTACTTTTTGGAACTCTCCCAACAACCAAATCTGAATATAAACCCGGTGGTATATTTGGCCAACCAAAATATTGTTTTTGTTGTTCCATGCTCGCATCTTTTCTTTCAAATTTTTCAGAACCATTTCTATTTTTAATATTTATCCACATAACATTACAATAATTACTATCTATTTCTTTAGTTATAATGCCCTGAAATTCACACTTTGTTTGCATCCAATATTTACTACCTACTTCAGAATTTTCTAAATTTACATACATTGCTATTAAATCACCCACTTTAACTGGTGGTGGAGGTGGAGGTATTTCTCCATAACATTCCATGGCAGCCTTTTTCTTAGTAGAATAATCATTGGATGTCAAAGCATCTTCACTCAACTTCTTAAATTTTGCTGTATAATTATCATTATTAGCATTAATTCCAAACAAATGTTTTTTTCTTCTACCTCTTAAAATTTCCAAATGAAGATTGTTTTGAATATCTTTCCACCCATCACCCTTTTCTGTACATCCAGCTTTTGTATATTTTTTTTCATAACATTCTTTTGGATGGTGTCTTAAACCGCCTGAATTTTTCATATATTTATTATCACAAGATTTCAATCGCGATGTATTTCCATAACACTTTATATTATTATGCTTTGCAACATCATAATCATTGCTTAAACTAGCATTAAATGTATCTAAAAAATAATTTCCCAATTTTTTATAATTCCAACTTAAACTTGTCCACCAACTATATGGTTTACCAATAGGTGGTTGTTTAGTACATTTTGAATTTTTAAATAATTTTTTTACACATTCTTCGGAATGCGGTCCTGTTTCCCAATTTGGCGTTACACAAGGATTGTCTGTTGCAAAAGATAAGCATTTATCCGCATCTAATAATCCCCAACTCCCCGGACACATATCTTCAGAATATTTTGGAACATTTTTACCCCCTTGTTTCTTTTTTGGCATTATTTTTCCTGTAGTAGGACAATAACCACACATCAATGCTGCATCTCCCATCATATCACCACAATCTTTTACAGCACTACAAGTAGCTCTCTCTTTTATTTTTTTACAAGCACCGGCTTCCATCGACCAGGCATTTAAACCACTATCCGTTTTTGGGCAAGCATTTGTTTTTGGTCCATTTTTATCACCATAACTAAAGGTATTTGTGGTAAAACAATATCCACAATTAACACCATTCAAATCATCGCAACTTTCTAAACTACCACAATCAAATACCTTTCCATCAACTTTTGACGCGTCAATGGTTACTTTCGGAACATATTTATTTAATTTTCCCAAAGCTTGACCAGAACCACCTCTAACTACCTTTTTTGTTTCTTTATCTTTTAATTGATTGTATTTTAGCCATTTGTTTATACCAGGTTTTGTTACTATCATACCTGTTCCTGGCTCTTCTGAACGAATACCATAATAAGATTGTCTTTCACCCATCATATTGAATTGTTTATTTATCGAATTATCCAAACCTTCTTTAACCACTTGAAAATTCATTAAAATATTCTCCTCATGCTTTAATTTATTATATATCATACCTATTAGAAATATTGAAGCTATTAAAGCTAAACTGAATAATATCATATATAATTAATAAATATTATATTATTTTTAGTTAAACTTTACTACAATCTCCACATTTTCCTTTTTTATAGTTTTTGTGGCAGATATTGATAATTCTTCGCGTTTTTTCCTAGTTTGGTTACCTTCATTTTTCTTTTTGTTTTTAGCCGTACTATTTCTTTTATTCATATCATTATTTATTTGTGATGAATTATTTTCTATATAATCTATCACTTTATTTTCTAAAGCCCATCTAAAAAAATTTAATTGTCCCAACGTTGTTTGTATAAAAGTCCCTTCTTTATATGGTAAATTTATTCTATCCCATCTACAAAAAGGATCAAATCTCTTTTTTGAATATGCTTTTAAGCGTAATTTATAGTCTTGATATACTTTAAATCTTTTTTTATTGCCTTGCATATCGTTGAATTGCAGTGTAGTATAAAATTTTTTTGAGTAATTTGTTACAAACCAATCGATTAACCTTAAAGATGTTGGGGATTCCCCATTGATTATAGGTAAAATTCGATCAATATTTTTGTTGTTATTTTTATTATAAAAAGTACACATAGTTTTCATTAATAGTTCGTTTTGTGTAGAATATTTTTGACTCATTATAATAAAATATCTTTCAAATATGTTTAAATAGTTATTTGTTTAAATTACTATCTTTTGGTCGTAAAAAGTTGTCTTGATTTTCTAAATCTTTTATATAATCAGATTTTAAAAATGGGTTTATATTCCTTTGTATAACCCCCTCGCGTTTAGACATTCGCTCACTACATTCAGCTCTTTTATCATTATTCATTTTTATGATTTCTATTTCTATTTCATTTTTTATGTCTTTTTTAAATCTATAACTTTTTTTAAATTCATAATTGTCTTTTTTCCATATCCATACTTTATACGACATATATATCTATTAATATTAGTTAATTTGTCTTTATTTAAAATTTATATAAATTGATTTATACATCATTATTTAATTTATAATAAATGTCAACTTTAGCAATTACAAGTGAATGGAACCCACTGGTATATGGATTTGGTAACAATGAAGATCCTAAAATTATAAAAATTCTATCCAAATTAATATTCGTATGGGAATTAGGATGTTATCCTTTCCAAAGAACTTCGTTTAATGCTTTTAAATTTTTGAAAGAATATCATGACACAATAAATTCTGAATATTTTGAAGAAACGGGAAAACAAATTACATCTTTCAATATTTTGCTTATTAAAGGGTTTTATATATACAAATCAAGAATGTTTGCTATACCAAATAAATCTTTTGAAAAATTTATCAAGAAAGTAAAGGCAATATACAAGATGAAATTATCAAAAAAAAGATACACGAAAAATATATTAGACAGACAAATTTACGGGAAATTTATACACAAATAATATATTTTAACATGAAATAACGTTTTTTTCGTATTATTTTATATACTTAATGTATTATGACAGATCTAATCAAAAATATAATTATAGCAAGCGATTTAATTTATAAAGAAAAAAAAATATATAATGTTGATGAAAAATTAGATTGGAAAACAAGACATTTTTTATTATTAAAAAATAAAGACTATACAATATCGAACATTTTTACAAAATCCCCTACACAAAGTGAACTTACCTTCAGTGTAAATAACGATATAATCATTAAAAACGGTGATACAGTGATACAGACATATATTTTTAATGAAGGGGAATCAATAAAATCAACCAATGAATCTATTTTTAAAAATAAAAATACATCGATAATTAAAATAAAACAAACAAATGAAAATGATATCACGATAAATTTAATCGAAACGGTGTCAAAGAACAACACATTGCTTTATAAAAAAAAAATACCCGAAGATATTATAAAATCTACAGAAATTCATATATTGGATAAAAAATTAGAAGGTATAGATAATATATTTCAAGTAAACAAAATATCATCTCTTGAACGAAAAATAATGAAACAAATTGCATTAAATGAAGAAATGGCAAAAAAACACAAACAAGTTGATACACAAATTAAATATTTATTACAAAGGGATGAATTTAATAATGTGCTAAATATTAAAGCAGATAAAAATACACAATTGAATTTAATAAATAAAAAAACAATTCATGATATTAGTAATATTGCAAATAAAATAAATGATAGTTATTACACACAAGGTCAAATAAACGATACAATATCATTGATAAATATTCGAAATACTAATATAGAAAATAATCTTGAAAATTATAAAAATCAAATAAACGACACTTTTTATACAAAAGAACAAGCTATCATATTAAATAATAATTTAAACACGACGGACGATGAAATAAAAAATGATATCGATATATTTAAAAAAACCGTTCAGTCGAATTATTATACAAAAAAGGCAGCAAAAAATGATATCGATGCATTCAATACAAAAGACAAAAAAACAAACACTGAATTAATAAAAATAAAAGAAACACATTATGGATTATTAACAGGTTTACAAAATAGAACAAATGCATTAGAAACGGACAATTCAAAAATAAAAAACAACATTGATACATTTAAAACAAATGTCGCATCAACATATTATACAAAAAATGAAAATGAAAATAATATGAAAACAATAAACAACAATATCGAAACTAGAAAACTAGAGATTGAAAGTTTAAAAAAATATATTATGAATTCATATTATACTCAAATAGAAATTAATAACAATTTCACTGCTTTATTGGAATCAGACAAAAATATTGAAAAACAAATATCTGACTTCAAAACAGATGTAAAACAAAATTATTATAACAAAAATTCAATAAATGATACATTATCAATAATAAATAAAAAACATTTGAATATAGAAAAAAACATTGAAAATTTAAAAAAAAAAACAGAATCGACATATTATACAAATGACAAAGCTGCTACCATAAATATAAAAGTAGAGAGTCAACACGAAAAATTAAAAAATGATATAGCAACTATGGGAAACGTAGTGAAAACACAACTTAATAAAAAAATAATACAAAACACATCTCAAATTGAAATATTAAATAAAAATAATGAGGGATTGCAAAAAAACATTACAAATTTTAAAAATGAAATAGATAAAAAATATATTACTATTGAAGAATCCAATAAAATAAATAATAAATTTTTAACATTAGATTCGGAATTGGAAATTTTTAAAAATACAGTTGATACGACATATTCTACACAAGAAATCTTTAATAATACCATAAATAAATTAAATTTCGCCTCATCCAAAACATCGAATGATATTGAATCGTTAAAAATATATGTTATGGATAAATATTATACAAAATATACTATTGATGATAAACTTAAATTATTTGAAAGAGTTGAAACCGATATTACATCTGATCTAAACAAATATAAACAAACTGTAAAAGAACAATATTACGACAAAACATCCATAAACAACACGATTGAAATATTAAATAATACCAATGATGATATTCAAAACAAATTAAAAACAATTAAAACTTATAATACGAATACATTTATAAATAAAGACGAATTAAATAATGAACTTGCAAAATTAAATATAAAAAATAATACGTTAAACACCGAATTTAATTCTAAATTTGATGATGTAAAAAAGCAAATTATATTTTATGATGATAAAAATGAAAATGAAAAAAAATTTATTATTGGTAATTCGAATATAAAAAAAACTCTTAATATATCGAGGGGTAATATTACTTTCATACCGTATTCTAATAATATAAAAGATAATACGGGAGGGAATAATAAAATAATTATAAGCACCAATCATTGGCAAAAACAAGGTGATAAAAAATCTAGTTCAATGTTATATTTTACACATATAAAAAAAACAAATCAAGAACAGATAAATACACGTATGGAGTTCAATGCTGAAACAGGTAAATTACATATTAAAGGTGGTGTTAATATAGAAAATAATGGATTAGGAAACATCTCAACAATAAAAAAAGTATCGTTTAAAGATATTAACGGTAAACCCAGTGTTTATTTTGATAGTGGATTTTATATAGGAAATAATACAGTTAATAGAGATGAACCCGTTCTAGGGGGGGATGTTATTATAAAAAATGCAAATAATATTTATAGACCAGTAAAAATTACTGGTGATATATCAATCGATAAAAATGGTGCAACAATATTGGCGGATGATATAATAACTTCTGAACATATTAAAGCAAAACAAATATCCAATAAACATGTTTCTGATAATGAACAAGATAAAATTGCTATAGATAAAACAACTTTGCAATTAGGTCGTGGATTAAAGTGGTTAAATGGAAATACGGTAATTAATTCTGAGGTATCAAATTTACATAATTATCACAACAAAAGAAAAACTTTTTTATGTAAATTCCCTTGTTTTGGAGATTTTTATTCTACAGACCATCCACCATTAATATCAAAAACTGATATAATTTTAAAAGAAATTGGACCGGAGGCAAGACATCAAGAAATGTGGGGAGTAAATGACAATACAGATTATTATATTTTTAGACCTTGGGGAAATGATAAAGCGTTAGAAATATCAAATATATTAGATAAAAAAGATTTCATTGATTTGCAGGAAAAATTCCATACACCAACATTTTTAAATTATAAAAGTTGGTCAATATCATTAGATATAAGTATGAATAAAGACGATATAAGTAGTGATAATAATGAATGGGTGGCATTACTTAATATAAATGGTATAGGTGATGCCGACATTTATTTATTAGATGGGCAAGCATATATATCAGGCGATGAGTCAACAGGTGGTCAAAGATTAGGTGATGCAGGGAAAACAACCATAAATGATAAATATATAGACGTCATAAACCAAAAAGAATGGACCAATATTACTTTTACTTTTAATCATAATAATAATAGTGGAATCACTAGAGCGGTAGAGATTTCATTTTATAGAAATGGTAGATTTATAGATAGTCATACTCCTGATACAGTTGAGACAGATAAATTTAGATTATTGGATAAATTATTATTATTCAATGAACAATCAAACAATCCATTACAAAACGCATATACTGGTTATGGGTGGACAAAAAATATAACCTTATATAAAAAATCTTTATCACAAGATGAAGTATTAAAATTATATGAAGAACCAGAAAAAACAGCCGATGATATTGTAGAAGGGGGTGAAACAGAAATGATAATAAAAAACATTCAACAAATCAATAAATTATCAACAAAGTCTATTAATCAGGAAAAAGAAATAAAGGATATGGACATATTAATTAAAAATTTACAAAATACAATTGTTGAATTAACCGGAGAAATAAATGCTCTGAAAGTTCCTAGTTAAAATAATTTTTTAATTCTTAATTGTTTTGTAAATTTAAATTTTTCATCATTCATTGTGCCTTTTTTTAAATTGCATTCCAAACAACAAACCACAGTATTATCATTGTGATGTCCCAAATCATTATTTATTCTATCTAATGTCCATTGTTTTTTTTCTCTTACGCTATCATACATAAGTAAACACTGGCAACGACAATAATAGCATTTTAATTTTGATATCACTAATTTTTCCATTAAATCATTATATATTATGAATTTATTTGCATTAAAAATTTTTTTTTTTATATCTTGTGATTTATAACTTCTCACTTTTCTCTCCACTTCTTTTTTTACGAACTCTTTTCCTTCGAAATCATTTTCAAGAAATAACTGATTTAATATAGATATTTGATTCTTCTTATTTATTAGATTGTGGTTTTTATTCCATTTATTTGAGACTTCCCTTACTGGTTTCTTGTTATTTAATTTGTCAATGGTTCGTTTATCGGTAAAAAATATCTTTTTCGACATGATATATTATAATAAAATAATATAAACTTAAAGTTTTATTATAATATAAATGGAAAATCAAAAAATAGATGAATGCGTTGAATTAAAAAATATCCAATACCAAACTATGCTATTAAACAATAAAACAAATTTAACACCCAGCGCTTCAATTAATATTTCTAATATCGATTCTTATTTAGATAAAGAACGCGAATCAAATGAAAAAAAACCTTGGAGTAAATTAAGTTCATCCTCAAAATTAAAAAAAATAAAGTCATATATTATTATTTATTCTGAGGAGGAAACATTATCAAAAGACCAACAAGAAAAATTGTTTAATTATTTAAGGAAGCTATTGGAAAGAAAAAAATTACAACGAATAAAAGATGTTGTATATGATATTGAACTTGGAACAATTAAAAATATTCCAGGACTAATATTTAATAAATTAAACAGTAAATTCACTATTAAAAAAAATGAAAAAGGAAGTTCACTTAAAAATTTAGCCCCACCGAAAACAATAAAAAAAAAAAAAAAAAAAAAAAAAAAAAAAAAAGAAAAGGTCAAAAGAAGAAAAACACAGTAAAAACAAGTCTAAAGAAGAAAAACACAGTAAAAATAAAATTAAAAATACGTTGAAAGAAAGAAAACTTAAACCAAAAAAAATAAATAAACCCAAAATAGAAGAAATACAATAATATCGCAAATTTAATTGATACTAGATTTAAGTATAAATTAAATTGATATAAATAATATTACAATATATTATATTAGCTATGTCAACTTATTGGGACGATTTAAAAACATTAACTAATATTATCGATGATATTGAAGTACCCAAAGAAGAATTTGATAAATATGAAGAAGATTTTAAAGAATCAATAATGTATTTTATTGATGATTTTTTGAGGAACAATATAAAAGTATTAAAAGACCCGTGCTTCAATCGAATTTTATATGAACATATATACAATATTATTACAGATTTGTATAAACACCAAGTAAATGATTATGATTTTATCGATAAAGCCTTGACTGAAGGATTGGAATATTATTTTATTTATAACAAACCGCGATCATATCCCAATACGTTCACTAAAGGCAAACCGGATATAAATTTGATTAAAAAAAAAATAAAAGGATATGAAGCTATGGAACAACCGGAACAGCGCACTCCAGCATGGTTTAATTTCAGATGGACGTGTTTAACTGCTAGTTCTATTTGGAAAGCATTGGACAGTGATTCAAATAAAAATCAATTAATACTTTCCAAATGCAAGCCTATTAATCCTAAAAAATACGAAAGTGTTAATACATCATCGGCTATACATAATGGACATCGTTTTGAACCATTATCTACAATGTGGTATGAAGATAGATATAACACTACAATAGGGGAATTTGGTTGTATAAGACACCCTACAATTTCATTTTTAGGCGCGTCTCCCGATGGAATCAACATTGACCCAAAAAGTGATAGGTATGGAAGAGCATTAGAAATCAAAAATCCTGTAAACAGAGAACTTACTGGAATACCTAAAAAAGATTATTGGATACAAATGCAAATGCAAATGGAAGTATGGGATTTAGAAGAATGTGATTTCTTAGAAACTTGTTTTAAATGTTATGATAATGAAGAAGAATTTGATAAAGATGGAGTTTTCAATGAAACAAAAGATGGTAAATTAAAAGGTGTTATTATACAATTCTTTGCCGATGGTGCACCTGTTTACAAATATCCTCCAATAAATTGCGAAAAAAAAGAATTTGATGAATGGTATGATAAAATATTCGATGAAAATACAAATTTAACGTGGACACAAAATATTTATTGGTGGTTAGATTCTTGGTCTTGTGTTTTAGTTCCTCGAAATAAACAATGGTTTAAAGCTGTATTGCCGGATTTTAAAAAGTTATGGGATACCATTTTAAAAGAAAGAGAAAGTGGATATGAACATAGAAAACCTCGTAAAAGAACAAAGAAACAAGTTCCTATAATTGATATGACAGAAGTAAATGAAAACATGAAACTTTTATTTGCCGAATTACCCGATACTCCAAAAGTAGTAAACAATACACCTATTGTAAAAATAAGAACAGAATCATTCAATAATTCGAAATCAAGCCAATGAACACCAAAATCCTACTCTATTTTTACAATTGCCCGGTGCAGCAGGCACATTACACGACGAGGCTACACCTTTGGATGGGGTTGGGTAATCTACAGGGTTTGAAAACCCTTCTAAAAAATTTTTTTTATATCCAGAAAGTACAAATATTATTGCTAAAAATAAACCGCAATAACAAACGGTGTTTAATAATTTAGATTTCATTATATATAAATACAGATTTTATTTATATATAGGTTTCATGTTTAAAATAAAATATTCAAAAACTTAAATATATATTTTATTTAACAACTATTTAAAATATATATCTCATAATAGAATATCATGGATAGTGAAGATTACGTAATCAAAAGAAATGGAGAAAAAGAAATAGTATCATTCGATAAAATTCTTAGAAGAATTAAAAATTTAGGGCGTGAAGCAGGTGGTTTAAATGTAAATTATACCAATCTTTGTGTTAAAATTATAGATAGAATTTACAACAATATTCCAACATCTCAAATCGACGAATTAACATCACAACAATGTGCATCATTAACCACAACACATCCGGATTATGGGACGTTAGCTGGTAGAGTCGTTGTTTCCAATCACCAAAAAAACACTGAATCCGATTACTTAAAGGTTGTATCACAATTGTATGATTTTGTAGATGTTAATGGTAATCATTCACCAATAATTTCTAGAGAATTTTATGATTTTGTAGTAGACAATATAGATATTATAAACAATTGGTTTGATTATTCTCGCGATTTTTTAATTGATTATTTCGGTTTTAAAACATTGGAAAGAGCTTATTTAATGAAGGTCAATGGTCGCATAGTGGAACGACCACAACATATGTGGATGAGAGTTGCTATTGCAATTCATATGGACGACCCAAATTGGGGAGAAAAAATAAGAGAAACATACGATATGATGAGTCAAAAATATTTTACACATGCTACTCCAACTTTATTTAATGCTGGAACAAAACGACAACAAATGAGTTCGTGCTATTTACTTGCTATGAAAGATGATAGTATAGATGGTATTTATGATACCTTAAAACAAACTGCCCTAATTTCGAAATGGGCGGGCGGTATTGGTTTACATATACATAATGTTAGAGCAGATGGAACATTAATTCGTGGAACAAATGGAACTAGTAATGGAATTGTTCCTATGTTAAGAGTCTTTAACAATACAGCTCGCTATGTGGATCAATGCGTATTACCAGAAACATATATATATACTACAGAAGGACCAAAACAAATCCAACATTGTGAATCCAATAAAACAACTATATTTAACAGTAAATCTTATGAATGTATAGAAAATGTATTAGAACATTCTTATAACGGTGAAATATTGTCTATAGAGAGTATGCACTCAATCGAACCATTAAAAATAACAGATGAACATCCAGTTTATTGTATACGTAATCAAAAAAAAACATTAAATTATTCTGTAATTAAAAATCGATTAAATAAAAATATTATAAAACCAGAATGGTGTGATGCAAAAGATTTAACATACGATGACTTACTGATTTTTAAAATTCCAGAATATGAAAAAAATATTGAAAATATTACAAAAGATGACTGTTATATGTATGGCTTAATATTGGGTGATGGCTCTATGAATAATTCTTCCACTAATTGTTATTTATCATTAAATGCTATAACAAAAACACATATATTAGATTTTACTAAAACATATTTAACAAATAAATGTATTCAGTTTTTTATCACTAGAGAAAACAATACAAATCGTATAAGGTGGAATAAAAATTCTATTTTACCTTTTCGTTATAACGATATTTATGATGAAAATCGAGAAAAAAAAATACACCCAAAATGGTTAAATTTACCAATTGATAAAATTAAATTTATTGTTAAAGGTTTAATTGATAGTGATGGATGTAAAGGTAATGAACTAGTGTTTGATACCACATCACGAAATTTATTAGAATCTTTGAGGTATTTATTATTGAGAATGAGTATTCCTACAAGTGGTTATATACGCGACAGAATAGGTGAAAAACATACTTCAAAATATGGCGACGTAATTGAAAATAAACGAATTTCTTATTGTTTACGTATACCAAAAACAGAAATTATTGCCGAACTTTTTAATATTGAATCTGGTAAATTTTTTAAATTTTTTATACACGAAAAATTTATATATTCAAGAATTAAAAATATTACCAAAGAAAATTATAGAGGAACATTATATGATTTACAAATGAAATCAACCCACGATTATATGATACATAATGGTATTGTCCATAATGGCGGAGGGAAGAGAGCTGGTTCATTTGCTATGTATATGGAACCATGGCATGCTGATATTGAATCATTTTTAGATATGAAAAAAAATCATGGAGATGAAGAAAGACGTGCAAGAGATTTATTTTATGCATTATGGATGCCTGACCTATTTATGAAAAGGGTTCAGGAAAATGGTATGTGGACTTTAATGTGTCCTCATAAATGTCCGGGATTAAGTGATGTCTACGGTGAAAAATTTGAAGAATTGTATACTAAATATGAAACAGAAAATCGAGGAAATAAAACAGTAAAAGCAAGAGATATTTGGTTTAAAATTTTAGATAGTCAAATCGAGACAGGAACACCATATATACTGTATAAAGACGCTGCTAATACAAAATCGAATCAGAAAAATCTAGGCACTATAAAGTCTTCCAATTTATGTGTTGCACCGGAAACACTAATTCTGACAGATAAAGGACATATAGAAATTCAAACTTTAAAAAATAAAACCGTAAATGTATGGAATGGTAAAGAATTTAGCGAAACAACAGTTAAACAAACCAGTAATGATTCTGAACTGATTACGGTTGATTTTTCGGACGGTTCTAAATTAACTTGCACTAAATATCATAAATTTTATATTCAAACTAAATATCCAACTTCAAAAATGAAACAGGATGTTATTAAAAGCAAAAATGTAAGTATAGTAGAAGCGCAAAATCTGAAACCAGCTATGAAAATTATTAAATGCGTGTATCCAATTATCGATAATAAAAATGAACTGAAATCAGCATATACTAATGGTATTTTTAGTGCTGATGGAACTTATTCTAACAATACCCATAAAGAACAAAAATGTAATTTCAAATCACTAGAAGGTAAATCATTTTGCAAAAGACATATTGATTATCAAATAAATAATGAAGTTAATGAATATTGTTGTGGAATTTCTTATACAAAAAAAGCGCACATTTCATTATATGGTGAAAAAATTAAATTATTGGAATATTTAGATTATCGTTCTGTTGGTCAAAAAAAAGACAATAAATTAAATGTAACACTGCCCGTAGATTTAAAAGATAAATTTTTCGTTCCCACAAATTATTCATTAAAAAGTAAATTAGATTGGTTTGCAGGATATTGCGATGGGGATGGGTCTATAGTAAAAAATGACAAAAACCAATCACTACAAATTTCGTGTATTCATAAAGATTTTCTTTTAAAAATAAAACTAATGTTGCAAACTTGTGGTATAGCAAGTAAAGTATCCTTAAATATGAATGAAAGATTGTCCAATTTACCCGATGGAAGAGGCGGGATGGCATATTATAAATCAAAAAAATTATGGCGAATATTCGTCGGGTCTAATGATTTACAAAAATTATTAGATTTGGGATTTTCACCAAAACGATTAATTATCAAAAAACACACACCACAAAGAAACGCTACACAATTTGTAAAAATATCTAAAATTACAGAT